TCTTCACTAACTCCTACTCCTGAGTTTAATTCTTTACTAATTAACCTTTTATAGATCGCTTTAGCTTGATTTATAATAGGTCTTATTTCAGGCTCTATATATGCCTTAGCACATTCTAAAGTCATCTCTTTTATTGGTTCTAATGTTTTAGGTCTTATAGTTTTTTTCATCATTTAACCTCCATTTTATGCTGTCTAGCAGCCATGGAAATTAAATGATTATGTTTAGTGAACTTAGGCATAACCACAGTGAAAAATCTTTCTTTATGGTTTGGGAATTCTCCATCAAATACACGAATATAAAAATTAGATAATTCTCCTGTTAAATCTTCGCAAATTCTAAAACTCTCATTAGTTGAATAATTAATCCAATTAGCAGGAGGTAAGACGTTCAACATTTCATCAAATCTCTTTTCTGTAATCTCTTTTACTACTCCTGCTTCATATTTCTTTCTATCTGCTTGTTGACTTAGTTCTAAAGCTTTCCCAAAGCTTATAAGCTCCAATTCAGGATGTTTCTCCTGATACTCCTTTTTAGTTTCTTTAACATAAGCAACCTTAGTTTCATCTTTTAAATCCTTAAAAGAATCACAAATACATACTGTGTTAATTCTACTTTCTTTTGAATCGTAAAAAGTAGGAGTGTTATCTGTTGGGAGTTTCATTTTGTTTTTTTTTGTTTGATTGGTTTAATGGTCTAACCTTTAATAAGGATTAGACCAATTCTCATATTGCTTAAGTGTTATCCTTCCATTTTTACAGAGTGAATCTGTAAAGTTTGCAAAGTTCTCACGGTTCATTATTGAGTCAGTTCTAGAGATTGTGAAAGATTCTCTAAACATTCTTAAAACTTCTTTTTTTGTTAGTGTCATTTTTTTTTAGGGTGGTTGATAGTTTCATTGATTAATTCTTTCTTCTTAAGTTCCTTGATAAAATTCTCCGAGACTCCTATAAAGTCTTGATAATTTTTATCTAAGTTCTTAAAATCTTGATTTGTGTATTTCATTTGTTTAGACCATTGCAAGGAACCAAACACAGCGTTCTTCCTTGTGCTTGTTGTAAATGCTCTAAGTAGTTCTTTAATGCTTGTCTATCTCTTAGAAGTCTCTGATCCTGTAAAGAATAGACTGGAAGTTTTACAGATTCCATTTTGTTTGTTGGTTTAGGTGTTGCTGTTTTTTCGTGTATCCCTTGCAGTGCGTCAAAAAAGATGTTTCGGGTTAACGCTGGCTAACTATTGGAGTTAGGCGAAAGGATGAAGAGGAATTGAAGCGAATTAATGAAAGTTTTGTTGTATGTATTAATTATAGGGATAGGTGATCCACTTGTAAACTAATAGTTTAGTAAATGTTTATATCGTAACATTAGGATATTAGCTTAGTAATATAGTAATATATAGGAGTAGTAAATAATTAAACCAAAATGAGAACAATTTGTAAGTGTCACGCCGAGCCGCTGGCAAGTCGTGGCGTTGAGTATCTCACGACTGACAACCCCAACGAAATAGAGATAAGAGAGAGAGACTACCAAACCCACGAGATAGATTTAGGGTTAGATTTGTGGGAGCTAGTGTCATGAGAGATATCAAACCAACGAGTCGTAAGTTCTTACAAGATCACTTTGGCCTACGTCCTGAGAGAGTCGATATCAAGCTGCCAACGGGAGAAACTGAGATATCTTACCTTGTGCCAAGTCGTGCAGGTTTGCAACCCCTGAGAGCTGACAAGGTTGATGATCTTGCTGACTGGATGACTGGCAAGGTATAAAATTTAGAAAAAAATTATTGAGCTGAGCCGCACCCTAGGGGGTGGGGTCTCGGCCTTTTTATTTCTATATCATCGGACGGGTACCCTAAATATATATTGGAAATCAAGAAGTTTTCTTTTCAACTTTAATGGAGAGTTCAGGAGCTTGGACGTTAATTGTTTCGATTGATTCACCTACTACTTTGCCCATATCAGCGAGAAGAGCTTGAACTGTTTGGAGTTGACCTTTACGCATAGCTTTATCTATTGCACGGAAGCGCATTGTTTGGATACGAGAGATAGTGGATTCACGTTCTAAGGACCAATCTTCTTCATTCCATTTTCTAACAGCCTTCCAGTCATCCCAACCTGTACGTTCTTCAACTCCTTCTCTTTTAGCGTGATCTATGACAAGTTGTCGGGCGGGCATACCTTCAGATTGTCTACGATAAAGGCGTTGTCTTCTTGCTAGGATTTCGTCTTGAGATGCCACAGGACTAGGGGTAGCTAGTAGTATTAATAAAAATGATAATCTATGGCGGTAAAATCTGCACCAGAAATTAATTTAAGGTGGGCACAAGGGGAAGTGTTTAATAGTGAGAAGAGGTTCAGGGTTTTAGTAGCGGGGAGGAGGTTTGGGAAAAGTTATTTAAGTTGTATTGAGTTATTAAGGGGAGCGATTGAGAAACCAGGGGAGACATTTTTTTATTGTGCGCCTACATATCGGATGGCAAAGGATATTGCGTGGAAGGCGTTAAAGAAATTAGTGCCGAGAGTATGGATAGCGGCAAAGAATGAGACAGATTTGAGACTTGACCTTGTTAATGGATCAAGTATTGAGTTAAAAGGGACTGAGAATGCGATGGCATTGAGGGGAAGAAGTTTGTCGGGGGTTGTGTTAGATGAGGCAGCATTTATGGGATCAGAGGTATGGTTTGAAGTTATTAGACCTGCGTTAGCTGATAAACAGGGTTGGGCGTTGTTTATTAGTACACCTGATGGAACTGCTAGTTGGTTTTATGATTTATGGTGTTATACGGCGAGTGATCCTACAGGGGAGTGGCAAAGATGGTGTTACACGACTATTGAGGGGGGTAATGTCCCGAAAGAGGAGGTTGAAGCAGCTAGGGCGCAATTAGATGAGCGTACATTTAGGCAAGAATTTGAAGCAAGTTTTGAAAATCTAACTGGGTTGGTTGCTGTTAGTTTTGGTGATGCAAATATATCGGAAAAAGCGAAGGATATTAGTGTTGCACCAATATTTTTGGGAGTTGACTTTAACGTAGATCCAATGTCGGGGATATGTGCTGTAAAAGATGGAGATACGCTATATGTGTTCGATGAAATTATGTTAACTGGTGGTGCTACGACATGGGATTTTGCGGAAGAAGTAACGAGAAGATATGGAGTAGATCGAAGAATTATTGCTTGTCCTGACCCTACGGGTGGTGCTAGGAAAACGAGTGGGGTAGGAGCGACTGACCATAGTATTTTACGAAGGAGTGGATTTAATGTTTCAAGTCCTAAAGCACCTTGGAAGATAAGAGATAAGATTACTGCTGTTAATACTGCTTTATTAGATGCAAGTGGAGCTAGAAGGACATTTATTCATCCAAGATGTAAGCAATTAATTAAATCTTTAAGGACTTTGACGTATGCACCAAATACAGGTCTACCGAATAAAAATCTTGGTGTTGATCACGCTTTTGATGCTTTCGGGTACTTATGTTTACAACAATTTAACTTGGCAAAACCTGAGACTTTAGGTCAGACTGGTTATAGGATCTACTAAAACAATGGATTTAACGAAAGAACAGCTAGATGCAGTGGAAGCTGTAAAGGGAAAGAGAGATCCTGCTTTATGGGATCCTAGATGTAGAAGATATATGGCTAACAATCCAAAACCTTCTGCAAAAAGTACTGTAAAAGTAGACAGTACAAGTTAGACTGCGTTAAATAGTTTATTTCATTTTAGCTCATGGCTTTCTATCGTGGCGAAGAAGGCTCCGTCAAGTTTAAAAACGGAACAGGTAGTCCTGGTGTTGTTGCGTCTACAACAGGGTGGAGTCTTAGTATTTCAAAAGATACAATAGATTGCACTGCTCAAGGAGATACAGCCCGTAGTTACGTTGGGTCTTTTACTTCTGGTAGTGGTTCCGTAGACCTTTTGTTTACAGTATCAACAGGTGAAACAGGCGAATTAATTGAGGATGTTTTAACAGCAACAGATCCTGCCGATGCACAATTTGAGCTTTACTTAGGTGATGGAACTAAAAAGATTACTTTTAACGGTATTGTTACAAGTACAGACTTTGGTACATCTTCAGGAGATATACAGTCAGTTTCTGTAGGATTCCAAGCCAGCGGAGCAATCAATACAACTGCTCTTTAGATCAGGGCCAACAACTAAAAGGAAAGAACTGTGACGTACTCCGTTCCTGGCCCAATTCGTACCAACGTAACCAGTTCTACTAGCGTAGGTGGTTCAGATAGTCCATTTACTC